TGACCAGTTGTGATTTTGTCATATCACGAACTTGCTTTTCATCCAAAGCATCACGAATCTCTTTTTCAGTAGACAACATACCAAGAGAATCCAGAACGAACATGCAGGGTTTGCGTTCGTCAAGTGGTTTCTTCAGGTAGATATCAACTGCTTTGAGTGCCTTGCTACGGAACTCTTCAATGGTCACAACATTGACCACAACAACACGGTTTAGGTCAATGCCGCGACTTTCAAGAAGAGACTTATTAACTGCTGCTTCAGTGTCAAAGTACAGACAGTAACCGTCAGGATTGTTATCCAGAAAATTCTTAACCACAGCGAGACTAAAGAAAGTCTTGCCAGTAGAAGACTCACCAGCAATGGCAGTAATCTTGTTGCCAGATACACCGCCAAAAATGCTACCTGATACAAGTCCGTTAAGAATGTACGAACCCGTGTCCACATATGTTTCAGTGTCATCAATATCGGCTGCGAGTTTTGTGTAGTCATCACCGATCTCTTTTACAATATCTTTCAAAAAGTCCATAATTACATTACAAATCCAAACTGTTCACGAGCAATCTTTTTGTATGGTCCACCTGGATTAGCATCTCTAATCTCCTTAATCCTTACAAGTTTTTGATATAAAGCAGCATCACCACCTAGGCGAAGGGCACTAATAATTGTGGCAAGTTCTTTATCGTTGATAGGCAATTCCATTAGGAGAAAAATAAGTCCAGGTTTACAGTTTTTTCCACATTCCAACCAATCGCATCTAAGATTGATTTCAGTGGTTCTACAAAACTCTTTTCAAATTGTAGGTCATAGTCAATGTATTTGTCAAGACCGAGTTCTGTAGGAAAGTCTTGAATGAATGATATAACATTCTCTTGAATGATATTTGGTTTCTTAAGATAAAGAAACTTGATCTTCTCACCATTGTTAATAAGAGAATACTTATTAGTGAGTTTGTTCTCTTTGATGTAATGATTAAACAAAAGAGCGCCACGACAATGGATTGGAGTTCCCTTCACATAGATATCTGAATGTGAACGATACTTCACAACATCAGATACTGAACGGGGAAATGCAATCTCTTCAGGTTTTAGTTTCTTGAAATCAAAGCGGCATTTATCAATGAAATCAATCACATCCTCTTCAGTAGCATTCATCATCAACTTCAGACCATCCTTAATCATTTGACGACAAGGAGCCGGTGTTGATGACTTGACTGCTTCAATACCCATCATCTTGAGTTTAGGTTCAGAGTATTGAACTCCTTCACTATTCCAGACATTGAGAATGTATCGTTTCTTAGCAGTCCAAATACCGCGTTCTGCGATATTCTCTCGCTTCATTTGCATTTTCTGATCGTACGCATTAACATACGACGCCAGATCTTGGTACGATGATTCGATAAAAGGTTCCAGTTTCTCTTGGCAGATCTTATCAAGTAGCGCCACAACTGCTGTTTTATCGTCAGACTTATTACTAAGAAATTTATCAACAAGAGGTCCGAGATTAAGATATATCGAATCAGTATCTGATGCGATAACATAATCGGTTTCTTCTGTTTGCAACAGTTTATTTAGATACTTGTTCATGCAGTTCTCAATCCAGCGGATGGATACCTGACCAGACAGAGTGATTGCTTCTGCATTTGCTAGTTTATAATACCTGAAATACTGGTTACCGATAGCACCATAAGCAGAGTTAAGAGCAATCTTCTTCGCCATTTGAACGTTGTTACATCTGGCGATCTCTTTTTGTAGAGCAATAGTTGGCGTCTTCTCATACTCCTGCTTTGCTTTCAGCATCCTCTTCTTGAAGATTACCCGTTCATCATACATCTTATCCATCAGTTCAGGCAGGAAGCCACGGACATCCTTACGGTACATAGCACCATTAGCGCAGACCGCATAGTCCTTATACATCTCAAAGGTCACATCCTGATTAAGGATTTTATCAACTGTTGCTGAGGGATGCCTTTCTTCCAAGAGGGTCTCTGGTGAGATATTGTATTGCATAATAAGATGAGGATACAGACTGTTGAGGTCAAAAGACACAACCCAATCATACTTTCCCGGAATCGGTTCCTTGACATATGCACCCGCGTATTTCGCATCTTTGTCGCTCCTTTCCTTTGGAGGGATAACAATGTTTCTATTCTTTAGATAGTTATAAATGATCGTATCCCACATGCGAACTTGGTAGAACACATCTGAATAATTCACCTTAGCGTCATACGCCATAGTGAGTGCTAGTTCAATCAGTTTCATCTTGTCTTCCAGGCGGTCAACAAGTTCCACGTCAATGATGTTGTATTCTACGAACTTCTGCCAACCCTTGGAATAGAAATCCTTGAATGTATCAAACTCGGAGTGGTCAAGTTTTTTCTGTCCAAGTTCAACGTTGGCAATGTGGTCCAAACGATATGACTCTTGATTAGTATAAGTAAACTTTTTATACAAGTCAAGATAGTCTAACTGAGTAATGCCGCCAATATCATAAGAGATCTGCTTACGACCCATGATGTAGACTTCAGTCTCTGTGACCAGACCCCAGGGTGAAAGCCGCTTCATCAACTTCTCACCCAGAATACGCTCCAGGCGACGAGCAATGTAAGGCATATCGTACAGTTGGTTGTTCCAACCAGTTACGATTTCTGGGGTGTTGTTCATCCAGTAATGAATGAAGTCATTGAGCATACCGTGCTCTGATGAGAACTGTCGATACTCTACGTTCTTTTGCTTGTTGAGAAATGGACCAACACCCCAAGTGATAATGTTCTTGGTGTTGTAATCCTGAATAGTAATCAGCAGCATTTCTTCTGCTGCACTTTCTACATCAGGGAATCCATTCTCAGAAGCAACCTCAATATCGATAGTTACCAGATTGATTTTACTAATGTCGAATTTGATTTGATCTTCTGGATAGTTATCGGAAATGTATTGATAGATGTACCGATCATTTCCATAGATCTTAAATCCTTCTACTCCATCATACTTCTTGATAAACTCACGGCAGTCACGTACAGAACCAGGTTGAACTGTTTCAACATACTCACCATTGAGAGTCTTGTACTTGGTTTTCTTTTTAGAAGGCACAAAAAGAGTCGGGTAAAACTTCTCCCGAGTCATGAAACTTTGACCGTTTTCATAACCACGGACCAGGAAGTGATCCCCGACCATCTGAACATTAGTGTAAAACTTCATTCCTCACCATCAGTAAACATGCTACCCCAGGACCCACTGCTTCCAGGTTTCCTATTGTCCAGCATATCCATTATATCATCAATTCGCTTACATTGGTCAATATCCAGCAAAATTTGTGATAAAGTTTTGACCACCACGGGTTTCTCGTTCACGGCAGCAGACTTGATTGCTGCACGCATGTGAGACTCTGCTTCTAGCAGATGGTCCTTTGTACTTTTAGAAAGTGCCATTAGTTTGTTTTCTCCTCATATTTTTCAAGTAGTGTATCGTTGGGGTCACACATAGTCAGGATTTTATCCGAACTAATCATGAACTCTGTCTGGTCAGTATCATTCATCATCCAAGGACAAAGGTTAGGTCCTTCCCAGATTTCATGTGGATTGATTAGTTTGCAGTCTGGTTCACCAACATCTGCACCAATCTCCATGATTTCACTAATCAGTTTTTCGCTGTTAGTTAATAAAATTACTTTAATCATCTTCGCCATTTACCTTCTCCTCATAAAGTTCTTTGATTGCTTTGACTGGTTCTACAATAGTGACAATCCAATCGGCACGGACTGGGATTTCATCATCACTAGTGAAGAAAATCCAGGAAGAGAAAGTAACATTCACATCAGTGCTTTCAGCAGGTTCCTCTGTAAGGAACACAGACTTATTTACATCAATCTTATGTGGTTGCTTGAACAGATAACCACACACCTTATCGTCCGAAATCAATTCCTTGATGTCAGCAATAACAGATTCACCTGACTTAAGAAGTGCAATCTTCGTAGACATTTACAAATACTCTCTCATTATAGTATACATTAAAAAAGGGGGTTAGGCAACCCCCCGATATTTAGAACCAGTCCTTTCGCTTGTGGTGGTCTGGAACGATTCTACCTAACTTGACTGTCAGAAGCCCATCCTCAAAATCAACTGATCTAACTTCCGTGTCATCAGCGAGTGTCCATGCTCGTGTAAATGACCGTTGAGCCACACCTTTGTGGACATAGTTAGTTTCCGTTTCTTTATCCTCTTTCTGACCCTCAATAAACAATTTACCGTCTTGGGTATAGACATTGATTTCTTTTTTCTTAAAACCAGCAAGTGCAATCTCAAGCAGAGATTCTACTTCACTGAGATGAACTAAATTGTATGGTGGATAGTTTTGAGTCGTCTCATGTAGAGAGAACAGACGATCAAAATATTCATCCATACCAATGCTGTTTTTAGTAATACGGTCCAACAGTTGATTCATG